CTTGTAGTGCTTGAGCTTGCGGAGCTCTTCGGGAGAGGAGGCTTTGATCACCTTGCCACGGAAGATGGGGACGAGGAATTGTCGTGTCCAGTCCCATTTGGTGTAAACCCCACCGTCGGCGTTCCTGCCCCAGTTCTCGGTGTTTGTTGCATACACCTCGTTATCGTTGAGGAGCTCGCCAAAGAGGTTGCGCATGGCGCATCCTACATTTTGACTCCCCCCATTCTTTCGCGTGACAATGTCCATATATCGACCACCCACGACCTGGAGTACTGACGTCTCCAGTGCATACTCCTTGCGCTCGTATTTGCCGAGCGGGTGAATGCGACGCTCAACGCCTCCAAAGTGTCTCCACTCACGCATCCACACAAGGGCATTGTAGTGATCGCCTATGCTTGCATGATCTCTTCGCGTGGTGACAGCGCCACGCACAGCATCATTCTTGGAGTGCGCGCAGTAAGCACCTTCTTTCGTGTATGTTGACAGAGAGAGCATGAACGAGCTTGGAAGCCAGATATAGCCGAAGGCGGTTGGATAAGGGCACTCCTTGTAGATGGGGTTACGATTGCCATCCTGCACGATGACGCCAGGGCGATCGGAAATCTTCCCTTGAAGGTTGCGCGCCGTGGTTCCTGCCATACCCGCCTCGGGTAGCGAGAAGAATCCCCTGAAGTACCGCTCATCCGCCGTGGTTCCTTCCCCCCATCCATAGATATCTCGCAGTTTGAAGTTGCCGTGATGTGCCCAGAGGAGATTACGGAGGTCCTTGTACTCCTCATAAGAGAGCTGGTCGTACATCGAATGCAGAAGCATGAACTTGTACTGCATTTCGCCCTGCTTGCAGTGCATCGGAACAGCTGATATAAAGGCCTCCTTATGCTCTTGCCAATGAGGCTCCCAGTCGGCAGGGTTCGTGGAATTCGTGAGCCAAATCTCCATCTCGCTGTCGATGAACTCGGTGAGGACAGAGGTGTAGAGGTAGGCTGCGCCGTGAGGGATGCTTGCGACGTAGTCCAGCACAAAGAGCGGGTACTCGATGTTGGAGAGTCGGATGACCTTGAGGATCTTGCCATCCGCATCCGTGAAGACCGCTGAGATCATGCATCCTCGCTCCCACCTAAATCGATCGGCATAGGGCTCTGGCTGGAAATATCCTTGATGCTTGACTTCGTCTTTGGGGTCATCTGAGTTGCTGTATCCATTGTTACACAGGGGAAATTTCACTCTCTTATACCCCTTGACGGGTACCTTGATGTACGAGTAGAGGTTACAGGCATTCTCGTTGGTGTAGCCTGCGCGGTACTTGTAGATACACTCAGAGATGTTCTTGCCTTCCGACCCTTTAGGACAGCGGATATAGTGCTGGAGTACGGGCTTTAACTTGCTCTCAATTGCTTTCAGATCATAGAGCTTCCCTTCTGGACGGCGAGGCTCATCGAGGAGCGAACTATACACCTGGTAGTCGGTGCAAGTGTCCCCATCGTGGATGCCTTTGTACCAGTAGTGTGGCTCGTTTACCCAAATGCCACCCTCTTCGGCGTCGGCTAGGTTGGTCGGCGTGGATAGGTCTCTCGTGAGCCCATCAGCGTAGTAGCCGAAGTGGTCATCCCTGAGCGGATAGACCACCATCTCCCCGCGCTTCTCCTCACGACCACGCCAGCGATGGCGCGCCTTGAAGATGCGTAGCAGATGCCCCGAGGGGGTGTAGGGCTTGTTAAAGCCAAAGCCCGTCTGATTGTCGTGGTTGAACCAGCGGTCAGTGGCTAGCACCTCCTGTGTGAACCCCTGCTTATCAAGTGTCCTGTTCACATAGCCTACAATCGTGTACTCAGGCTGGCGGATAGACAGTTCGGGGAAGTGAGCAGCGAGTTTGTCGTACTCGACATCAGAGATGAATTGCGTTAGGCGGTACGTGCCTACGAGCGCACAGGTCGTGGTGAGGGAGCCCGAAGCGGAGATCCCCCCCTTGCTGAGGAAGCGGTTGAGCCAAGCGACATCCCCCGTGCGGTCAATACCGACGATACGTAGGTGTGTGACGGCGCTGAGCTGCTCCAGGAGCGCCTCCCAATCAATAAGTGGGCATCCCTCGTACCAGAGGCGGGTGACAGCCTCAGAGTTCAGCCCTACGATCCCTTCGGTAGTGAGCTTGGGGAGGTAGCGTAGGCGAAGCGTTGTGAGCGTCTCGGGTAGGCGAAGCTCTGTGATAGGTGCTCCATTGGCCAGCACGATATCCGTAAGGACAGTATTCGACGCATCGAGCTTCTTCAGACGAGGGTTGCCCGTCAGATCAAGCGAGCGGAACGAAGGGGAGCGAAGCCCCGCCACACTCAGCTCTTCGAGTACACGACACGCACCTACGGTAACGGCCGTGAGGGTTGTCTGACCTGTGGTGCATGAGACGTTGAGCTTGGAGAGGCGGTAGCACTTATCAAAGTTCGCCGTACCGACGATGTAGGCACTCACATCGGAGAGGTCAAGCTCCGCCATACGACTCGCGCCGTAAATATTCTGCGGGTCGTTGACGATGAGGTCGATATCCAGCTCCAGGGAGACCATCGAGCCCGCTGCGTCCGCTCTCACCCCTGAGACATGAGGTGCCTTAGAGGTGTAGCCGTAGCCAAAGTAGTAGCGCTCGCTGGCGGTGATGTTGATGCGCTTGCGGTCAGAGCTGAACTGGTGTGCGAAGTAGAGGCGCAGCGCATCAGCTCGGTATGTACCCGCCAGGTGCTGGGCGTCGAGCAGTGCGAAGCGGTCGTTGATCATCGCCGTGCGGTGTGCATAGCGAGAGCCTTGTAGACAGTAGAGGTAGTCGATGCCGCTTGCCGTGTAGGGATGGAGGTACTTATACTCCCCATCCTTATTGTAGGCTCGCTCGGACCAGTTCGCCATGAACTTGCCGTTGAGCATCTCCAGTACTCGCTCCTTACTCATCGTGGCGCGGATCTTCTGCGCCGTCTCGTGGAGCTTGTCGGGTAGAGCCTCTCTGACGAGCTGCCAAAGGAGGGAGTCGTGACCTGCATAGGCATAGGAGCCGATCGTCTCGTCGAAGGTGTTCTCGTCGATGGTGTAGTCGTAGACGACCTTACCATCGTTACGCACCCCGAGGACCGTATCGTTGTCATAGGGCAGGAAGTACCAGTGCATGCCGTCCCAGGTGGCAAGCATCATGTTCTTGGCTCTCTGGTCCACCATCATAAAGTACTCAGTGAGGACGTACCAGCCCGTGAGGCTATCCACGTCGAAGTAGTCGGCCACCTCACGCTTAAACTTGGTGGGGTTGCCCTTGCAGTTGATGATCCACTTCCAGAGACGTCGAACAGCCGTCTTTTGCGTTTCTGTGGCCGTGTCCCACTCAACCCCGTCGGGGTGGCGGAACTCGAGCGCCGTCTTGAAGCTCGCCATATTGTCGGTGGTGAACAGGGCAAGGGGTTCGGAGTTGTTGAGGAACTCCAGACACATACACTTGTCGTCCTTGACGAATCCGAAGACCTCCTCACTACCACTCTTGTCGTTATTGAAGTTGTACTTGCCGAGGTAGGTGTTGTGGCCAGACCCGTCGAGGTCGAAGAAGGCATCCATCGGGAAGCCGTCGATAGCTATTCGAACGCCCTGCGAAGCCTTCTGGGGAGGAGTTAGAATGCCCGCTCTGCGGAAGGTCTCGTCGAAGAGCTTCGCAAGCCCCGTATTGTGCGTCGAGCTCGACTCGGCGAAGTCCGCCTTAATCGTGAAGATCGAAACGGGTACGGCTCCAGGTGTAAAGGCATACTTAAGCTCCTGCTGCTCTACACCTCCCACCGTGAGGGTGGTATTGTACTTCTTCTTGCGGTCGAGGTAGATGCGGTAGTTTTTTCGGGGGTAGGTCGTAGAGGATGTCCCCTGGATGCGCAGCCCCGCCCCCTTACACACGAAGTCGTACTGCTTGCCAAATCCGCTGTAGAAGTAGATGTCTACTGAGACCTCGAACTTTTTGGTGTTGGTCTCGTTGACCAGGGGAACATTGCCTACGATGCGCAGCACGCTCTTACCCTGACTGCGGAGCTTGTCGAGGGAGACAGCTCCGTCGTCGCCGAGGACATCGTTGCGCTCGTAGAGCGTCACGACCTCAGCAGCATCAGGGCGGGAAGCTATGTAGTTGCTGAGCACCTCATCGTCGGAGAGTGCGCGGCCATAGAGTCGTACGGCACGCAGGCGTACGTCGGCATGCTGGCTGGTCACGTCGATGGGCTTGGAGGCAACCTGCAGGAGGGTATCCGCCTGCCCGTAGCTGACCGCCCCTGAGCGGATGCCGTTGACGTAGATCTCCAGGAGGCGACTCCCTGACTTAGGTTGGACGACAAAGGCGATGCGATAGAACTCACCCGTGGCGAACTTGGTGACTACGATAGCACCTGATGCGGTGCGCAGCTCGGCTTGCTTACCCGTGACGATAAATCCGACCCCCTTGTCGTCAAGGCAGGAGACGACCGCTCCCGTCGATGAGAGGACGTTGTCGGTGCGAAGCTCCAGCTCGATCGTACCACCAAGCCCCATCGGGTCGGTGGCAAAGAAGGTCGCAGGTATGGTGATGGATGAGCCGTTGACAAGCTGGAGAGACGAGCCGTCCCAGCCACCCGCAGCCCAGTCGAACTGACGGAAGGTGGTAGCGATCCCGCTGCTCTTCCATGTGGCAGGATTAGCTTCGGAATTACTTCGTCCGAGTGCTGAGAGAGCGAGGGTCACGCCATCGGTGACCTCCCCTACGTTGACGTGGCCTTCGCGCACGGAGATGGTGAGGTCATAGCTCACATCAAGGCGCGTGGATAGGCGCGCAGGGATATCCCCGGCAACGACGCTGCGTGAGGTGTAGACCTCAGCGCCTCGGCCCATAGAGAGCGACAGTGCCTCAGCGTCGCCTACCTGGAGCGATAGGTCTGCGGGTTGTCTCTGGGGGTCATAGAGGGCATAGCTAAAGCTGTAGCTCGCAAACTGCTCTGCGTCTAGTCGCGGTGAGAGGTGCTCCTCGGCTGGGAGGATATGCCCGTCGTGGCGACGTAGCATCACGCCAATGCGGGGGAGGTCCTCCGTCTTACCGACGTAGTAGTCGAAGTAGATGCTCTCACTACGGATCTCCTTAGCTCCAATAGTGAGCTCGGCGATGAGCTGAGCCGTATGACGGCCCTCATGTGCCCCCTGGAGAGGTACCTGGAAGGTGCCGTTAGTCGTACCCGCACGTGTGACGCTCTGCACGCTGTAGCTCACCCCATCGATGTAGAGGGTGATGGTCTTGTTGCCTACGCCCGTCACGGCATAGGGGATAGCGAGGATGTCCGAGGTGGTATATCCAGGCAGACCAGAGGAGAGGGAGTAGCTTGAGTTAAGCGCAAGGGCGTAGACGGCCACAGAGGTGGCTATCGTACGCTTCTGCGTCTTCCCCTCAGCGTTGGTGGCCGTGGCGAGAATCTGAACGTCGACCGTACCCGCCGTGGTGAGGTAGGGCGTGAGGTCAAGGGTGTACGTCCCCGCAGACACATCGGGGATGGTCTGCTCCAGTAGCTGTGTCGCCCCTCGACGGATAGTCAGGCGGATAGTCGCCTGTACCCCCGTAGGCGCCTCGTCATTGTCTGCCGACACGTGTCGGTAGGTGTAGGTGAGCTGTGCGGTGTCGCCAGCCTTGACCGCCGACTGAGATACCGTAGAGGTGAGGATGATGCGGGTTGTCTGCTGATCACCTCCGCCACCTCCCTTGCCTCCCGCAGGGAGCTCTACAGAGGCAACCTCTCCCCCCTGCTTGTTGGTGAGCTTGAGCGTGACGGTCTGCTCGTCCTCGGAGAGCTGAGCGTCCATGCCTGCAATGCTGGCACGCTCTACCTCGTTGAGCTTGGCCGTGACTGCGGCGTTAGATACGGCGTTGGTACTCTCCGAGCTGAGGGTGTCGTCGACGGCCACCTCATCGATGGAGATAGCCACGTTGCCCGATTCATCAGGGAGCGACTTGACCCCATTGAGCGTGACGCTCTGCACAGTGCCACTCTTGGTCTCGATGTTGACGATGCCCGAGTCGTCAGGAGCGATAGTGCTGCCGTTGACTGCCACCCCCTGCACTGGTGCTTTGGGGATGGTGAGGTCAACGTTACCACGAGAGTCGGGAGGGAGGTTCGTACCGCCCACGGAGATGCTCTGCACGGGTGCTTGAGGCACACGAATAGGCTTATAGCTACCGTCGCCTGCAAGGTAGTGATCCTCACCAGCGTCGGTCTTGATGAGGTCAACTTTCGCCTTATCTTCATCCGAATAGGGGTTACTAAGGTGCACCTGCAGATGTGCAACTTCAGTGTAGCCCGACCCCGTGTACACGTAGATACGCCCGTTGTCTGCTGCCGTAGGGTGAGCATCGTCATAAACGGCAACAAGGTTGCCCCTGCGCAGGGGCTTGTCGTCGTCGCCAGTGGGAGCCGCGTCGGCCTTCATAGCCGAGATGGAG